TTGATATTCTTCACTTACACTTTGTACTATTGTACTGTTAGAACCTATTGCTTCTTGCATTAGTTGCTGTAAGTAATTCAAACGTTCAACTGTTTCTGTATTGGGATCGATTCCTGTATAATTATAACGCATATTACTTGATGCAATTCCTAATACTCTACCGCCGTAACCTGCACTGTAATCATATACATTGCCAAACATCACAGGACACAAATGTTCAACAATTGCTCTTGCGTTTTGTGCTTTGAAGTTTTGTATATTTTCACCAGTAACAAGTTCTAATGCTCTGCGTAACGCTGTAGGATATACAAGTCTGTTACCTTCTCTAAACTCAAAGCAGATTCTGATAGCACGTTTTAGTTTGGCATCGTTATTGAATCTATCTCGTAAACTGTTTGAACCTCTTCCTTTTGGCTCAGCAGTCATCATATTTGTAAACACAAATCTGTTTATTGTTTGACCTAAATTGTTGCCTAATCCTATACGTTTATCATTTACATTGTTGTAATTGGCAAATTTAAAGTCTTTGATTGCTTGTACTAGCCCATCGTGTGTATAGTATACAATAGGTACAATGCCACGATTACGATATAGATCGAACACAGTATCAATAGTTTTTTCAGGATCTTTATCGTATGTTTCCTTTGTATGTTTATCAAATTCTGTATACAGATCTTCATATCCAGTAAAAACATCTGCTACTGGATCTGTAATATTCCAAAATTTGTATAGTTCATCTATCATAATTTACAACAAAAATAATTGTACCATAGCAATACTGTTCATAACTACGAACCATACTGTTAGTACAATAGCAAACCCTGCACGTCTAATCCACGTACTAATTACACCAAGTATACTGCCTACCAAATACATTGGAATAAAAATTTTAGTTGCTGGATCTAGCACAGTAAATGTTAATACTGCACTAGCACCTATTAGCATTATGGCTTCAATTAGTTCACAGTAGAATGCAAACGGTGAAAACTTATAACTGTCTTTAAAAAATTGTATAACTTTATTCATGTGCGGATTCATATTCTGAAAGTAAGTTACTGAATCCAATTTGCATTACACTGTATTCGTTATACTCTTCTCTAAACTGTTCAATCTCTGCAATTTGATCACCGTTGAGATCTTCGATGCTTTCTACTGCATAATACTCTAATACATAGTCATAAACTCGTTGGTTAACATCTTGTTCAATGTTATCTTCGTGTTTGTGTATTCTATTCCATTCGAATGCCATTTTTTACCTCTACTATTTTGTGATACTTTGATGCTCTAGGTTTTTTGTTTTTAATTTCTTCTAAACATGTTTCAGCACCTTTGAGTGTACTAAATCTAGCAACTATAACGGGGTCTTCAACTCTTGGTTGATATTCTATTACATAGCCTATCATTTTTTTTCTACCTTTGCTTTTCTGCCACGTTTGCCTACTTTAAATGTATACACAATATCGTCTGGGTCTGTTCTCGCATGTGCTGGACATTCGGTAACTTTATTCTTCTTTAACCACTCGTCGATTGCTTTAGTATCTTCTTCTGTTCTTGTTGCTCTAACCATAAGTTCCTACATTTTCCCAAGGATACACTAGCCATACATCCTCGTCTGCTTTGTTAATTTCATGACAAGTGTATGCACAATGCTCTGTGAATTCACTAGCTAAGTTGTCTGTTAGTGTAGCAAAGCGAACATTGTCATTCCAAACATCATTCCATCCTTCGCTATTGGGCAAGCAACCGCTTTGCCAATCTTTCATAATCCAGTTAAATGTTGCACCTGTATCGTTAATGTCATCTACAATTAGTATTTGCTTTCGCATTTTAGGTTTGCATTGTCCATCGTGATATCCAAATGCATCTTCCGCCATCCAACAGTTGCTTTCGCTTTCACTGTCATCATCACGTAAACTTACTTTGAGTGCTTCACAACGAATGCCTGTCATGTTACTAATAATAGTAGCAGGTACATTCCCTCCACGAGTAAGTCCTACAATGTAATCAGGACGCCAGTTGTCCTTGTACATTTGGTTTACAATGCTTACACACATTGTTTCTATGTCATTCCAACTATAATAATGTTTTTTAATCATGTGTTCGCCATTTTATCTGCTATGAGTAATCCTCTATATAACTCTAAGTACGAGTCATACGCTTCTTTGAGTTCAGGATATTTGTCTTCTAACTTCTGATCTCTTGGTAATAATAACATACTCTTGTGTAGATTGTCAAGCTCGTTTAATATATTTCTGTCTTTAACAAATAACTCTGCTTCAATATGGACATCGTTTACAGCAAGATTTTCATCGATAGTATGTTTCATTTGATACTCATTAAATTGATGACGGCGACAAAGCTGAATACTCTGTCGCCGTTATTGTTATTCATTGCTTAAATTGCAATGAAGTAGATTACACTGATAACAGCAATAGCAATGCTACCTGTATTCAGTTGATCCATTTTACCACTTAGTAGTTTGATAAGTGCATAGGTAATAAAACCAATTGCAATACCATGTGCGATACTAAATGTTAATGGCATTAGCACTGCCGCTAACACTGCTGGTGCATACTCAGTAACATCATCCCAGTCAATATCTGCGATGTTGCGTAAGAAGTATGTAGCAATAAAGATCAGTGCTGGTGCTGTAGCAAAAGCTGGAATACTTTGTGCTAGTGGTGCAAAGAACAAACATGCACCAAACAAGACAGCAACAACAACAGCCGTTAAGCCTGTTCTACCACCTTCTTTAATACCTGCTCCACTTTCAATATATGAAGTAGTGTTTGATGTTCCTACTAACGCACCTGCTGTAGTAGCTACTGAGTCAGCAAGTAAAGCACGATCAATTTGCTCTACTTCGCCATCTTCATTAACTTTTCCTGTTAAGTTAGCAACACTAGTAAGTGTTCCTGCTGTGTCAAAAAAGTCAACAAACAAAAAGGCAAATGCAACGCCAATAAATCCTGCTGTGAACAATGCACTAAAGTCCATACTAAATGCATGTTCTGGACTTGGAATAGCACCTGCTACACCGCCAAGATCACTAAGTCCTGTTACCCAAGCAATAATACTTACTGCAAGAACACCAAGAATAATTGCTCCTGGAATCTTACGTTTGTCTAGCATTGCCATAATAACAAAACCTAGTCCTGTTAGAATAACGGGCCAGCTTGTAACATCACCTAAGCCAACAAGTGTGGCAGGATTGTCTACAACAACACCAGCATTTTTCAAACCGATGATAGCTAGGAATAAACCAATACCTGCACCTACACCAAGTTTCATACTTTTAGGAATACTGTTAATAATATACTTACGTGCTGGTGTTACACTAAGTCCAATAAACACTACACCTGCTACAAATACAGCCGCTAGTGCTTGTTGATAGGTATATCCCATACCAAAGATAACACCAAATGTAAAGAATGCATTCAATCCCATACCAGGTGCAAGAGCGACTGGCCAATTAGCCCAGAGCCCCATAATCAATGTACCAATTACTGCGGCAATAATAGTTGCTGTAAACACAGCACCAAATGCCATTCCTGATCCTTCTGTTGAAAGGATAGCAGGGTTGACTACCGTAATATAAGCCATTGTTAAAAAGGTTGCAATACCAGCCATCACTTCTGTACGTACAGTTGTTCCGGCGGCTGTTAACCCAAATAGTTTTTCTAACATAAAATTCTCCCTATGTCTTTTTATCCTGCAAATTGTTGTTGCAGTTTAATATTATCCATGAATTCCTTTTTGGTTCCATGGTCGTCTTTGAAAGCACCTTTAAGTACAGTTGTTTGTGTAAGACTACTATGAGCCATGATGCCTCTATTTTCACAACAGCCATGTGTTGCCTGAATATAAACACCAACATCTGCACTGCCGGTTGCTTTCTGGATTTCCTTTGCAATTACCATTGCAAGTTCTTCCTGTAGTGTACCACGTCTAGCACACCATTGTGCTATTCGTGTGTATTTGCTTAAACCAATCAATTGTTCTGCAGCAATAATACCAATGTATGCAACTCCTGCTACTGGTTGGTGATGATGCGAACACATGCTTTTTAGTTCACTACGAACTACTAGCATGCCGTCATATTTGTCATCACTGTCGTTAGGAAATGATGTTGCTTTAGGCATAGGATCATAACGTCCTGCCATAAGCTCATTGATATACATCTTTGCAAGACGTTTACCTGTATCCATACTATTAGGATCAGTTGACCTATCAATAAGTAAACTGTCTAGTATAGATTCAAATTTTGGGGTTAGTTCATTGATTAGTTCCTGTTTATCTCCGTTGTGTAATACTGAGGAGATGTTGTCGCCCGCCCAATAACGAATGCCTGCATCGTCAAGGCGTGCCTTTAGTTCTTCACTTTTTTTCATTAGTTGCTCCGAGTTATAGTGGTGTGTCACTTTTAGTAATAGAGTCATACATGTTATTGCCACTGAAAAATTTCTGTGTCAATTTTGCTGACTCCGTATTTAACTGATTATGATAATTTTTATGATTTTGCATATAATTTTTTAACTTTTCAATCAGTTTGGATTTATGTTTTGTGTAACTTTCAAAACTTTCTGTCCATTCACTTGGGTACTTAAAGTCCTCATCATACATTTCTGTGTAACTTAGACGATCAGGTACCATTGGAATTGCTCCTGTCAATGCACCTTCGTATGCACTGATACCTAGTGTTTCTTGCAGATTTGCACTAAACACTATCTTAGCTTCACCAAGTATATTATGGTATTCATTTTTTGTCAACTGTTTTTCTTGACAAACAATAAATTCATACTCTGGCAATTCCTTAGCCAAATCTTTAAATATGTCAACTTGCTTTTCTGGTGCGATACGATGTGGAAATACAATGGTATCCTTTTTCTCCATGTTTTTATATGGTACAAGTGTTTCTTGCAAATACTCCATAGGCCAACCAGTAAGTTGAATGTTGTCATTTGCATCAAGTAGTGTTTCTGCTGGAGTAAGTCCAAACATACCTTTATACTTGAGCAAATTTCCTGCAAACATGTTTATATGAAACTCAGTTGCAAAATAGTTGTGATCATAGCAATAGAACATACTCTTTTCTGCATTTCTAACCCATGCCGCATCTCCTATTAGGCGCCCGAGGAAATCTTGAGGATCATAACTACCTGCATGCCACATACCGCCAATCCTAATGCGAACGCCCAGTAGCTCTGCCATGTAACGAAGTTGTATAACAGTAGGATTCCAAGCGTCAGTATATAGGAAATAATCACCATCAGTAATGGTTCCATTACAAAACATCTCTCCTATTTGTTCTAGCTGTTTACTTTTGTAAACATTAGTACCGCCGAAGTTGAGAAAGGCCCCAGGCGTTGTAGCCTGAGGCGTATCTCCGCCACTGATAACTACTACATCATCAGTACGATTGCGCAACTGCAATGGTAAATGTTTTTTCCACTGTGCAGTATAACGAGTATCTACAGCTTCAATATCTACAATGTAGACTGTCATGCTGATGCTCTTTTATCGACCCATGGACTTTGATAAGTGCCTACGTGGATCTTTAGTTTCTTTGGACTACGATCTGCATTCAGTTTGATTGCAATATCGTAAGTGATAGCAGTGTCTCGTAAACTACTAACAATGTTATAGTCCTGGATCTTGCGTTCTTTTTGCAAGTCTTTGAGATAGCTTGTAAACAGATTGTTTACAATTTTAGTTCCGTCTTGTTTATTTTCAAGACGACCGTCATGGGGCTCGATAATTTTAATCAAGTCCCATTTAATATCGTTGATACTAATACGGTTTTGTCGCATATTATGATACCTCGTATTCAATGGTTGCTCCGTTCTCACCGTCTTCACTGACAGTAAGTTTAATTTTACGTCCAGGGTACTTGCTGTTAATTTGATCTGCAAGATCATCGCAAATCATTTCACAGCTTTTATAATCAAGTTGCAGAGTTCCGTCTGCATAGAGGCCTTCCAGCCATCTTTTAAATTGGATAAATTCAATATCTCGATCATCATGAAATACTTCAATGGCAACATTGAAGTGGAAGATGTGACGGTGAATGTAGCCCAAAAAGCTAACATCATCTGCACCGCCAGTAGCAAGATTGGGGTCATCTAGTGCCGCAGGATATTTGTGTAATCCTTCTTTGCGGAATGTAACCCAGATCATACTATTTGTTTTTTTAAGTTTTTGCATCTTTGCATTCTCTTCTCTATGACGCCTAAGCATATATTCATGATAGCGTTCTTGCATTACTTGTCATCGGCGTCTGGATTTTCATCTGTAGCAAGTACGGTGAGTTTCTTTTCGAGACGTTGCATAGTTTGCAACAATTCCCATAACTTCCAATCCATACTTTTAGCAATTTCCATCATGGTTTGCTCTTCTGTAACTGGAGTGTCTTCATTTTCGATAACTCTAATTTTCTTTACCATTGGTATCTCCTTTGAGTTTTGTTATCTCATCTTTGAGTTGCAGTTTGCGCTGTTTCATATTTTTAAGTGTTCGTTCACTATGTGTTGTATTATATAACCGTTTTATATCTTCGTCAAGTGTTCTATGCTCTTGTTCAAGTTTTTTTATTCGGTTTTGTACAGGGCTCATTGGTTACCCTCTCCCTTAAATCAGTGGTACTAAATCTATGTTCACGCTTATTAAAGTATAGATCAATACCTCGTTTGCGGCAAATATCTTTGCCTGTAAAATCCTTTTCACGATACTCTTCACCAAGAACTCTTACTGTAATATGATACATGCTGAGTATATCTTGAAGATCTTGTTCTGTTTGATAAGGAATTATTTCATCTACATATTCAACTGCATTGAGTTGTGTGTAACGTTCTACCAGTGTTTGTACTGGTCTATTTTTTGTATCTGGCCTATCGGTAGTAGGATCAGTTTGTAGACCACAAATAAGATAATCACAATGTTCACGTGCTTCTCTGAGCATAGCAATATGCCCTGCGTGTAGCAAATCAAATGTGCTACATGTGAAACCTATTCGTTTATTACCGTTCATTTGATTACCGTATCACCAACATAGTCTTTCCAGTCTGTGTACACTTTTCGATCCATTAGATCATGCACACTATGGCACCATACGCCTGGATTGCTTTTACCCCATGTTGTGTCATCTAGTTTAATTGTTGCGTTATAGTTGAATTGATTAATGTATGGAAGTTTTACACTTATCATACTAATATACTTATCATATTCATCAAACCCACATTCTAGTACATCATGTGCATATTCAACACCAAAGTCTAGTGTACACCAATATCCTAGTTTAAGCAAAGGTTTGATCATGGTTTCCCATGCTTCATAGTCATCATCGTTGTTAGGATGAAAACTTTGACTTGTACCAAAGTATAAATGTCGGATACTATGTTCATCTGCACGTTTTTGTATCTCTTCCCATGGTTGAATACCAACTACAAAAAGAGTTTTCTCTCCGTACATTGCTGTGCGTTCAACTTCAGTGCCAATAAAGTAAACTACACCTTGACGTTCTTCTGTGTTTAATCCCATTCTATATATCCTCTACCGTAGCCTTGTGGCCTATCATTTCCATGTTCAAATGCTTGTTGCCATGTTGTTTCTCTACTATAACTATTAGTCCACACATTGTCAACTTCTATCTTTCCTGTTTGTATAGCATAGGTTGCCCATTTCATTGCTTCATGAAATGTTTCTGCTCTAGGACTTGGCATTTTAATTGTTACGTTGTTCCATAACCAATCAGCAAAGTCAAACATGTGTGGTACACTTTTTTGTGCGGCTAGTATAACAAGTGCATTTGGATTTACATTTACTGTTTTGATCTGAGCTGTGTCTTTGAGATCTACTACAATATCATACGTACAAAACGTAGTTTCAGAATTAACATCCTGCTTACTCCACCAGTCTAAGTCTGTGTTAGTCCAAACATCAATATCAAATTCGAAGTCCATTTCGACAAGTGTTTGATAAAACACTTTGGCAAGAAAGCCTCCTCCAATAATCAGCATTTTACCATCATGTCGTTTGTCTAGTTCTTGTTCGCAAGTGTGTATCATGTTTACTGCACATGCAACAGGCTCAATAATGTACTCAGGCGTTGCCTCTGGCACTACACAGTATGTGCCTTGTTTGCAGTTGTAAACATCAGCATAGCCAGGTTCGCCTCTAGTAGCAACATAGTCTCCTACTTTACAATCTTCAATGTTGTTGCCTACAGCAATAACTTGACCCAAGCCTTCATGTCCGTGCATGTTAGTTGGCAGTAGTGCAAACTTTCCGTTCATCATGTCAATATCACTACGACATACGCCTGTCATAATTGCACGTACACGAATCTCGTTTGTTGTTAACATAGGCACCAAATAGTCTTTTTCAAAGAAAGTACCCTTGCCGTCTGTTACTAATTGTCTTACAGGTTGTTTAAGATCTGATGAATCCATAAGTCCATATCCTTTTGTTTATTCCAAAACTCATCATTATTTAGGTTCTCATGTGCAATACGTATCATTGCTTCGTATGCACTTTCTGGACATAGTCCTAGTTGAAAGCTAACTTTGTCTGTATGAATAGCAATATCGTCTGGACTGTTGCAACGCCAATCAGCATATAGTTTGTAACGACCCATATCAATATAACATGCATCATCTACATCATATGTGCCTTGTGCATCTACTTCGCCGTAATCACTGCTAGTTAGATCTTGCAACTTCCAACGCTGATCCAATCTACTCCATGTGGGTTTCATGTGCATCCAGTCAGGATCTATTACTTGTATCCAACTCAATAAGTGTGGCATCAAGTCTCTGCTTACACCACCAAATGCTAGTTTCTTTGTAGTGAACCAACTACCAGGCTTAGGTACTCTATCTTCATTTAACCAATGAATATGTACTTCGCCTTCACTTGCTGACTCACGCACTTGATGTACATTGTCTCTGTATTGATTGTTTTTGGTCATCATAATACGTGTTGTAGGATGATCTGCCAGCAGTTCTTCCCATAGCTCTGGGTCATCAACACCAGGCTTTTCAACAAACACAATGTCGCAAAAGTTTGCACATAAGTCTGCTAGTGGATAATGTGTATAATTGGGTGTAGTAATATGGCAGACATCCCAATGCGCTAATCCTGCATCTAGTGCTTTGTATACATGCTTATAGTCTGCATTGGGATCTGCAATGTCCACTGTGGTCACAGCAACATTCATGTCTTCATATATTTTTTTGTATAGGCTACCAAATCCTGTGCCTACAATTAGTGCTTTATTCAAAGAGTGCATTAAACTGTGCCGAACTGTTAATTGTTTTCTTACCAACAGCACCACGTGTGCCGATTACTTTCATCCATAGTTTACGATGATTTTCGATAATTTGCAAGCTCTTTCCTTTGTCACTTTCAGCAAAAACTTCCATAACAACATCTTTAACTTCTTGTTTGTCAAAACTGTTGTCTACCATCATACTTGGATACTGTCCTTGATCAAATACTTTATTTGCTTCCTGTACACTCTTAACGTGTTGCCATACATTATGACCCATAAGCATACAATAGCTAAAACTATCCCAACTTGTTTTAGTTTCGTTGCCTTGTCTACTTACATCACCTGGAGCATAGTAACAAATCTCGTCCAGCATCATTCCATTTGTTACAGGACTACCAATGTAATCAGGATACATTTTACGTGCTTCATCATCAAATAATACACCATTACCTTTGAAACTCTTATCATCTGGAGCATCATTCATCATGTAACTCCATTTGCTGTCTTGATCCAAACGCCAGTTGGTGTAAAACTGTCCATTTGCTGTACACAAGAAAGGACTTGCACAGTCAAATGTAATTGTAAAATTTGGATTATGATATTTTCTTACTGCTCTCTGTATTGCAGTTAGTACCAGAGCCCACTCTAATTTGCTGGTTCCTAGGAAGTGCATAACATCATGCAAACCTTGTTCTAGTAAACCATCATGACGAAGTTCGACTAGCCTCTTGAGTGCTAGTTCGATATCGCACATGTTTTGACCTCCCATTGCCCAACCATTAAAATGAGCGTCTGGATACTGCTTGGGATCACTAAACTTTTTCATTTGTGAATACCAATCATCCGCTTGAGCAAAGTTTTCGCCCTGTAGTACATTGAGAAATTTACAGTCTCCGTTACGGTTTCTGATAAAATACTCATTGTTAAAAGCAGTGCCATCTACAGCTTCTTGATAACTGCTGATATTACTTGCCTTTGCACCATCAGGACTACGACTTACCCAAGCTGGAATATCGAGGATCATACCATAGTCCATAAAGGCGTCCATCCATTTTAGGACACCATCACGTTTCTTTTGTGCTAGGTTGCAACCACTGTTTGCTCTCCAGTCACCTTCCCACTTGCCTTTACCAATTTGGAAACCACCACTATCACCTAATAGCCAACTGTATTCTCTGTCACGCTCTCTGTATTGACTTTCTCTGTACATGTCTTTGTTTAGATCAAGACTGGCGTGTCCAGCACTATGCAAACTCCACTTGTAATTGAAGATGCCTTCTTTGGCTAGCCAGTTGAGACTTTCTACACCGTTGCTTGGATTGTTAGCAGTCAAGTGTGCAGGTATACGATTCAAGTCAATATACGGCGTACCGCTTGCTTTTCTATCTTCGTTATAAGGCTCTAAGCCTCTGCGTTGTCTACCAATAAACAGTGCATAGAAAGTACTCAATGCTGGCAAGAACACAGCATAATCGTTCTGTGTTTCTGTTAGATTTTTGTGTTGGTTATGTTCCATATGTTACTTGCTTTGTGCTGGCAGGATATAGTCATACGTTGCCATACCGCTGTCTACTGTAATCATTGCCGCTCCTGCGTTGCTAAACTTCATAGTAACATCGCCAGGCAAGTTAAGAATACTCAGCACTTGTGCTACGGGCCAACTCCAACCTGTGTTAAGAGCACCGTTAACATCAGGTGCAAACACAAAGTTACCTGCGTGTGTACTGCTATCACCAAAGTAAAACTTTAGGTCATTGCCATCATTCTTTGCAGTAAACACAACTTCTTCGCTGTTGGCTTGTGCTTGCATTTTAAAACGTGCAACACTTGCACTATTAGGAGTCACTTCAACGTCCCAACTTACGCCTTTAAACTTAACACTTTTTAGTTTTTCTTCAACAACTTCACGACTCATAAATCTGTAGTCATTTTTAAAGTCGCCATTTGCATTTTCAAAATGCAAACCAAACGGAACAGTCTCGCCATTGCGTTCTTGTTCGTTTACTGTGATATTTGCATTGTCTTTGTACTCATCAATGTTGAGTAGAATGTTTAGTTTGCTCAAGTTAGGCAAACCGAATGTACCACTAAGTCCTGGCACTTGTTCTTTGAATTGTGCTTGCACAATAACTGTGCGATCATCATCCATAGCTTCTAAGCTAGTAGCGCCTTCTTCATTTACAATTTTTGCGGCCTCAATAAAGCCAAGTCCATGTGTGTGTTGCACAATGTCTTTGAGATAATCTCTCATGTTATGTCCTCTTCTTTAGGTATACTGTGTAGCTTCCTTGTGTACGAGTATTAAACCTGTATTCTCGTACAAAAGTATTTAGGTGGAGCCAATCATCCATTTCGTTACGGATCATTCCTTGTCCACAAATTATTTCACAACGTTTAATACTTTTATAATAACAGTCGCTTAGGAATCTGTCAACCATTTTCCACGCTTCGTGTACATGTTTTCCGTGTAGATCTAGTTTCATTAGCCCCAGTCAAATAAACTATCAAACGTAGTTTTGTCTTCTGCTTTAGCTAGGTCCCAATTCATTACACCTAACAAGTTACTAATTTTCTTGGTAATAATACCTTCTTCCATTGTGTCATTGTCAAACGGAAGTTCTTTGTACCATTCGGGCAAGCGTGTTTCGTCTGTGGGATAACCAATACTAGTAAGTCCTAGCGGATTATCCTTTAGTTTACATACAATGGTCTTCATACCATCCATAATTTCCATGCTGTAACGGTCACCATTCATTCTACGCATTCTGTTGTAGTTGATAGCCGCTCTCACATGTCCGGGCATGTTACTTTTACCTTTGTATACTTCGTCTCCTGTTTTAGGATCAATCATATATTCACTATTGTAGTAGTGTGTAAGTTTGTTCACACGTTTAGGTGTGCCTTTAAGCCATGCTGGCATGTTTCTAAACTCACTGCGAAACTCAATAATACGTTCAATAATTTCTTCTTCTTTGCTTCCTGTTAGTGTTTTTAACAGTAGTTCACTGAGAAAGTCTTGCATAAAAGCAGGAGTATCACTGCGTTTGAGATCTAATCCCATTGCTTTGATCTTGCCTGGCTTTGTATCACTATCTTCTCTGTGACCTTCATTGTCATACACTAAGATTGCATAGCGTTTCTTTGTAATGTATATGCCAGCAGTTGCACTAACTTCACGTGCCGCCGCAATAATTTCACCTTGTTCTCTGTTGAGTACATTGTGTGCAGTTGCCATATAGTTAGGAAATGTTTCGTTGGCTTGTTCGCAAACAGTTTCATACAGTTCTGTAACTTTATCTTTGTCCCATGCAAACTCGCCATTTTCTATTTGTTCTTTAAATATAGGATATGCACTAAAGTACACACTGTCTGTGTCGCCATATATAATTGAAGGACCTACATGATTGTATTCGCCTGTAAACAACTCGTTTACTTTGGCTCCCATGTGTCTTGCAATACATCTACCAGTTAGTGTTGTACTTTGCCCCATGCGTGGATCATTGAATCTACTACCTGGGTTAAGTAACGCACCGTACAAACTGTTCAAGTTAATCTTTTTAACTAGCTGTCGCTTATCCCAATATGCTGTCTTTTCAATATCACCTGCCGCTTGATGCTCACGCATGTTCTTTTGTAGTACTTTACGTTCAGCATACCAACGCTCTAGTAAGCCTGGAATGATACCTTTCTTAGTTTGATCAAGTATTGTACCATTACTAGTAAGTACCCAAGGCTGTCCACTTTCAAAAATAATCTGATATAGTTCAGCGCCTGTCCCGGACAATTCTTCTCCATTTTCAAAGTCGATGTACAACAATGTCTCATCGTTCTTCTCTATAACTTTTTCATACTCAGGACAAGCAAACTTACCTTCCCATGCACTTGCAACAACCCATTTGTATTCATTTAACATTGGAACAGTAAGTGTATGTCTAATCTGACCAACGATAGTTTCAGTACTCATGTTAAGGCTACGTAAAATACTTGGATATAGACTGTTCAAGTCCATACTACCAATCCATTCATGAAAGCCTTTTTTAGGAGTTGCAACGTATGCACCTGCCGCTGTACACTGTTGTGGATAATGTTTTTGTACTTTGTCATGTACTTTATCTGGAACAATAAGTCCACGACTGTGCGCTTCGTTGAGAATAGCTTGATCTGTTACAGCAACCGCACCCATTGTTGTTTGCACAAGCACTGTGTTGTCATGTGCAATAACGTTTGCAAGGTCAATAAACTGTAGCTTCCTGTCCATGCGTACCAACAAGTCGACGTCTTGTCTGGAGTACTCAATAAATGTTTCAAAGTCATTGTTGTACAACTGATCCAGTGTACCTTGATACTCTGTTTTACGTTCGCCTAGTTCATATTCACCAATTGCATCTAAACTATAACTGTGCATTTCATGATATGTATACTTTTGATACAGTTGCATATAGTCCAAGTGCAGTCTACCAATGGTATCATACGTTTCTTGTAACTTACCATACTTTTCATATTCACGCCGCTTGGGATATTTGCCCCACAGACAAAAGCGTCTTGTGTGTTCTTTGCCCATAGTTCTTGCAATACGATTTACCAAGTATGGAATATCAAAGCCTTCACTGTTCCAACCACTCAATACATCTGCATCATCTATCAGTTGTAAGAATGTTTCCAATAGTTCACTTTCTGTATCACACAGTATAGTATCAGGGAATCTATCTACAATAAGTTGTGCATCTGCTTTTGTAAGTGTCTTGGGTTTGTTAACCAAACAGATTGTTTTTCCAAACCAATCCAAGTGTACACTGATAGCAGTAACAGCATTAAACGGATCTTCAGGAGGAGCGAAACCTACTTTCTCATCGAAGTCAACCTCGATATCGAAAAACGCTTGCTGTAGCTTGGGAGTGTCTGCTCCTAAGTAGTTGTCAGCTAGACATCTAAATACAGGATTGACATCGCTTTCAAATAGCTTTTGTCCGCCGTATAGTTTCTTTTCTTTTTTAAATTGTTTACCACTTGTAGTTACTACACGATTTAGTTTGTCACCAAAGATACTTTCGTAACTACCTCTAACATCTTTGTAGTAAAACAAATACCGTGCAGGATATTCTCTAAACTCACGTTTTCCGTTTACACGTTCAACCACGTGTATAATATCTTTATCTCTATCGATTAGTGCGTCTACATACATTAGCCTACAAAAGCCCTTTCTTGCACAAACGTACCTTGTGTCTTTTTATTACCTTCACTAAAACCTAATTCGTTAAAGTGATCTTTGAGATCATTGTTAAATGCTACACTTCCACATAACATTATACGTTGTTCTGCAGGATTGTCAATCTTTACAGTGCCATCTTCCATAAACTTTTGTATACGTCCTTGTAGTTCAGCTGGCTCTTGTGTTACTGTGCTGATATATTCAATTGGCATCTCATTTAAGAAGTCTCTATAGCAGTCTTGTTCTGCATGTAGTCTAGTAGTCCACGTGACAGTGATGTTATCGAATAGATCATATGTTTCTGGTTCACGTAACAAACTAATAAACGGTGCAATACCTGTGCCACTAGCCATCATTACTAGATGTCCGCCTAGTTCTAAGTTAGCAAGTATTAGTGTACCCGTTGGCTTTTCGCCTACACGGATAGTATCGCCTACTTTTACATGTTGTAGTTTACTTGTTAGCGGTCCGTCTTGTACTTTAATACTGTAGAACTCTAAATAGTCGTCGTATGGTCCACTAGTAATGCTGTATGCTCTACTAGGTGCATCATCTAAACCAATCATAACAAACTCCCCCGCAGTAAATCTATAACTGCGAGGTCGTTCTGTTCTAATTCTAAATAGTTTGTCCGTGTAATGTTGTACTTCAATTACTGGCAAATCCAGCATTAAACATCTCGTCCTGTTGCTTGTAAAATTTCTTCAACTTGACTGAAGCTATCTTGAACATTTGCAAATTCGTTTTTGTATGCAATACGAATTGCTTTGTTAAGTGAAGCTGGCTTCATGTCCATTTCTTCTGCAATAGCTTTTACTGTGTCTTTGAGACCTTCTCTGAGAGTTTCTACCTCTCCTGTGACCTGAATACCTTCAGACATCAATTGCTTTAACTTTTTAATTTCCGAATCATTAAAACTTCGTACAGGCATGAATACCTCCTTTGGCTTGTATTCTTTACATAATATAGTAATTATTCAGGGTTGTCAACGATAATATCGTCTTCTTTCCATATTTCTGGTTTGAGCATTTCTCCGCCTAGCCATATAGCTACTAGAGTATAAAACAATATTATGACAGTAATAGGCCCAATAATAAACGACACCCAAATTGGTTTAGTTTTCAGCCAATGTATTAGTTTTTTTATCTTGTTTTTTAAGCCTTCTATAACCCATCTGCCTAGTACATATCTTGCTAGACGCATAACAATCAATATGGGACTAGTAATAACTTCCCAGAACAATAGTATTGCGTCCATTATTAAGTCTACGCAACGATCTACTGTACACCAGTTTTTTATACGTTCCCACCGGGTCACTTTTCCAACTTCTTGATGCGCTGTTCGAGCTCATCTATTTTTGCTGTAATCTTTGGATAGCGTTGACGCCAAGCATCTTCTGGTTGCTGTAACCATGTCCAGCCCCAACGCTCTACCAAATAGTCTACACAGTTATCAACTTTAGCATAAAACCAAAGTCCTATACGTGTGCTAGTCATATATGCAACAAATATTGCACCAAACACACTGCCAGCAAGAGCAGTATAAATCCAAAGCCTATCGCTAGCCATGCGTTCGATCATTTCCCACATATTATTCTGCTTTCCAAATAGTCCATGCGCCATATGCAATTGCTGCAATTGCCGCAAGTTTGATAAAGCTAGTTGCAAACAATGCAATTAATCCCATTGCAATCATCACGCCACCGTCCCATGTGGTGCGTTCACCGATACGTTCTTTTACCCAATTCATTTTCTCTTCTCCAATATATCTTTCATTACATTAGTTGCTGTGTTTGTAAAACACCTAGGTGCAACACTGTGAATGATTAATGCAGGCACTAACAGTTGTAATTTAACTGCGGTTTTTAGTGCTATTGCCATATGTTGCAAGCCTGTTTCGCCTACTTCTTCTAAGTGTAGTTTACATTGTTTGCTTAACATTATTTAATTCCCATTGCAGCAAGTGTGGCTTTGCCAACTATGCCATCAGGCACTAAGCCTCTGCTCTTTTGCCATGCTATTACTGCGGCTTCTGTTCCTGGACCAAATACACCGTCTGCTTTAGCACCTAAGGCTTTTTGTACTGCTTTTACAGTTTCGCCTTTGCTACCTTTTTTCACAGTACTGTGTGTAAATGGCGGAGGTGCCCAATTGCCGCCTAGTACTTCTAGTGCATGCTTGTAGTGTTTTTTACGATCAGCTAATCCAATAGTACCGCCATTGATACGTTTGGTCATACCAGTAATATCTTGTTTGTCAGCATATTTGTTTATGTTGTTTGTTTTCCAGAACCAACATGCACTTTCTAATGCGCCTTTTTTGGTTTTAAGATACTTGATTGCTTGTTCTGCTGTGTAGCCTAGTGTTTCGCCAAACTTTGTATAGTTGTGTCTACCAGTAAGTTGGATAACTCCTCTACCGCAGAAGCGCCATCCGTCACCGCTAGCTTCGTCGCCATTGTCCATGCGGTTTGCATACACTACATTTGCAATCTTTTCTGGTTGTCTGTGATAGTCGTCAGCATTTCTTCCTGCCCTTACAAAATACTTAGGAAATACAGCATTCAATCCTTTGGCGCTGTAGTTTAAGTTTTCTTTTGTAACACGGAAGTTATTGCTTTCGTGGGCGCATTGTGCTATAAATCCTGCAACCCTATCAACAGTGTTTATGTCATAGTATGGAAGTATTTCTTCCATTGCTTCGAACCATTCGATATATTCTTTATTACCGTGTAATAGTTCTTGTACTTGATCTTCTGTGAATTCAAATTCAAATGTACTCATAATGAATACTC